GTATTTCGTGACAAAACAGATAAAACGACGGTTTCTGTTGCCGACAATGGTGGCGGATTTCTCCAGGCATTAAATTCTAATCAGTTATATACAGGAAACGGTGGATATCTTAGCACAACATATAATAATGCATTACAGTTAGGAACAAATCCCTATACAATTGAATTTATTTTTCTTATACCAGCATCTAGAGCGTCAATAACTGAAAGTATTTTAAGTGTTGGAGCTACCGCTACGTCTAATAATTGGGAAATAGGAATAGACAATCTAGGAAGACCTTTCTTTATTCATGGAACTACAACAGAAACCGCTACTTCTGAAACAATAACTGACGATGTACTTCAGCATATTGCTATTGTAAGAACGGGCACTGGATCAAACGAAACAAAAATGTATTTGAATGGTGTTGCAGTAAAAACATTTACCGATGCAACCGATTATAATTACGCTGATGGATTATACATTGGTTCTGGCCGAACAGGTTCTGGAGCGACTCAAGTATATTTCAAAAATGTTCGTGTATCTACTGTAGCACGGTACACCGAAAACTTTATTGCACCAAATTCTTTTTCTTATGTAGCAGTAGATGATACTTATAGTTACTTAGACAAGACTTATAAATGGAACGGAGTTAAGTGGTTTGATCGTTCTAAGTATAATACTAACCTACCAGGAGAATATAGAAACTATGCGGCAGTGAGTGGAAGTGCAAACACAACTACGTTGGATTTAAGAAGTGCTAACTTTTTTGAAGTGAATTTGGTTGTTGATGTAGATACAGAAATTGTTTTTGAAAATGAAGCATTGTCACAGAACTTTATAATGCGAGTAAATCAAGATGATTTGGTAGTAGGATTTGATATTACAAGCGTAAGTTATGATAATAAAAATTATTTAGCAGATGATGGAAATCCAAAGAATGGTTCATTAAAATTTAAACCAGACGGCACAAAGTTTTATGCATCAGAAACTCCATATAGAAGTATACACCAATACAGATTATCAATTCCTTGGGATTTATCATCAATTGTCACATACGAAAATTCTATGTATTTGGGTGGACAAGGAGTTGAAGGGTTTGATATAACTCCAGATGGTATATATCTAATTTATTCCGGCGGCAACCAGTCAGTTGTGTCATATGCAGTAATGACAACACCATGGGACATAACCAGTATCGCACCATTTTCATATAGTATTCTATTAAATGATACTTTAATTCCTGGATTTGGCAAAGAAGGAAATACTATTGTCGGCGTTACTAGATATTCTGCGCCGGCAACAATAAAATCATATGATTTAGCAACGCCTTATAATCCAACAACACTAGTATCTACAACACCATCGAAGACATACCAATTTAGTACTATTTCATTCGGTATTATGAACAATATTAGATTTAATAGTGATAATAGTAAAGTTTTTATTAGGCCATATGATTTAGCAAATTCGAGTTACGATACAAGACTTTACTCGTTCGACCTGAGTATACCAGGTGATATAGAAAGTATTGACGAATCAACTGTCCAGTATGTAGATGGGCTATTTACGCTCCAATACGAGGGTGGATTTGACTTTAAATATCCATTTGGAGAAAAATTATACACCGTATATGAAAGAAATACTGGTAATATACGTCAATGGTCTTCAGGAGGAGAATTAACTGCGCCGGTAATAACTTGGCCTTCAAATGTCACTTGGTCTACTGACACGCTGCCATCTATAACCGGCACAACTTTAATAGAATTTTATAAATATAATGGAACATGGCATGGAAATGTCATAACAGAAAACCTGTGAGGATACTATGAGTTTAAATTTTCCACCTAGTGCAAATACTGGCGATATCTATACATCTGGTAATGCTTCGTATGAATTTACTGGTACAAAATGGAAACCTGTAAATAGAGTAGATTATACAGTACAAGCATCAGATATAGTTGCAGCCAATAACGAATTGGTAATTGACTTTGATACTGATGGTATTCAGCGGCTGACACTTTCAGAAGAAGCAGATGTTATATTTGTCAATTCTCCCGCTGAAGGCGAATATAAGAAAGTTTTATTGGATTTGACTGCGAATACAAATCCTAGTTATGAAATGTTCCAAACACCATCCGTTGATGGATTCATTTATGATAATGTTACAGGAGACGTAGAAACCGGCTCTGGGGGGACTACGCATATATTGTGGGGCAAAGATGGTTATAGATTATACGGTATGGATTATGAAAACGACACAAAGGGGTTTCATCAATACAATCTAACAATTCCATATGATCTATCTTCTATGTCGTATGTCACCAGTAAATTTATATACTCCAGTGGTTCATATACTCGCGGGTCATACATAAAACCCGACGGTAGTATGTTTTATGTATTAACCAACGCCACCATCGTAACTTATCCTGCTGTTACTAATTGGGAAATTACAAATTGGGGCTCACCGACGTATATAACAATTCCGGGCGGCTCGCTTGTATTTAGAATTAGATTTGGTGACAATGCAAATAAACTATATACTATAGTAAACGGTACTACCTCATATTTAAGAGAATATATATTACCCAATCCTTGGGATATATCGGCATTTACGGGATCGACAGTTCAGAATTATCAAGCTACTTTAGCGTTTTCAGCCACAGACTTTTTTATTTCAGGCACTGGCGATAAAATTTGGATAGTAGACGCGTCAACGGACACTATAAAAGAATATAGTATGAGTAATTGGGATTTATCAACTATCCAATATACCGGATATCAACTGCCAGTTGGATCAAGAACAACTGATCCATTTTCTATAGAATTAGCAAATAATAAAATGTATTTGTGTACTGGCGATGTATCAGCCACTAGTGTAGTTTATCAATATAGCTCGTCATATTCAATATTTGAAAGTTCTCTAATATGGCCAGAAACAATAGAATGGGAAGACGGAACACCGCCGACACTGCCAGCACTTACTGAAACTGCACTTATAGAGCTAGAAGCAAGAACAGATTACTTAGGCACAAATTACATCGGCAGACTTGTCGGTAGAAACTTTTAAGAGGATATACGATGATATCATTTCCAACTACTCCAATTAATGGACAGATTTTTTCTACCGATCAATACGACTATATTTGGAACGAGTCTACTCAGAAATGGTTACAGAAGCAATCCAACCCTTCACTCAAGCACAGATTATTGTCGGACTCTGCTTCTATCAATCTCGACTTATCTGCACATTCTTCTTTTGAAGTAAATACAAAGGGGCAAAGCGTCAGTCCAGAAATATCATTTTCTAACCCACCAGCGGAGTCTGGAAAGTTTACTGTCAAAGTAAAAAATGATGCTGATCTACCAAAAACCATAATGAATTATTCCGGTAGAAGTCACAATGAGTTGTATCCGATTGGCGGTAACAATGCTAGCAGACCATCGGGAATCGCGTTTTCATCAGACGGAACTCGCATGTTTATGGGAGATGCAGCCGCAGTATACTTGTATCAATTCGATCTTACAACTCCATGGGATATACAAAGTCGAGTATATAACGGCGTTAGATCTAATCTTGGTATAGGTGGCCAGGCAAGCTACATGAATGTAACGTTTAGCCATGATGGTAGACATTATTTTATCATGAATTATAGTACTATGTTTTTATATAGAATTGATTTGTCTACGCCATGGGATTTGAGTACAGCAAGCTATAACGGTATATTTTTAGATTTAGGTGTGACTGTAGGTTACGGTGATTCTAATAGTTTCTCACAAGTTCAATTTAATATTAACGCTGAAAATCCGGGCAGCAAGATGTACTTTATTCTTCACGATATTTATATATTTGAAGTAGAATTTCTTGTGCCATATGATCTACCCAATGCAGTGTATTCTGGTATTACCGCAAATCTAAGAACTGTTACTGGAATTAGTAATGGACTTTTCCGTGGTTTTACACTCAATTCAGACGGATCAAGAATTCTTTTAATTGATACTTTTTTGTCTAGAATTGTGCAAATTAACACGCAAGCGCCGTATACTATAGCAGGATCTCTTACATTTGAGGCCAACTTTTTTAGTATAAGTGGCACAGGTTCAACTGGAGAAACACAACCATTCGGAATATATCTCAAGCCAGATGAAACTAAATTATTTTTGATCGGCGCCACAACAAATTCAGTTCATGAAATTGATATTGCAGATAATTGGACTGATCCGAGTGATTTTTCTTACGCAGGAAATTATGTGAGATTTTATAACACCGCGCCTGGAGCATTTCAATCTGCGCAGTTCAGCCCCGACGGTAAGGCAATGCTGTTGCTAACAAACAACAGCAGTGTAATATATCAATTTGATTTAAGAATACCTTGGGATATTGACTCTATGGTATTTGCAAATAAACTATTTAATCTCCAGTCAATTCAAAATAATGCTGAAGGTCTATATGTTAGTCCAGATGGGGCACATTTATTTACTACTGGATTGACTGATGATCAAATTGAATATTTTAAAATGGCAACACCGTGGGATGTTACTACACTTGCGCATATATCATCAACAAATCATACAGCACTACCTGCAGGTGCTGTAGATCAAAGATCGGTGTGGTTTACTCCAGATGGCAGTAGAATGTTCTTATCAGATCTTGCTACTATTAGGTGGTGGAACTTGTCCACACCGTGGAATATTTCTACAGCTACTTATGTATCAGCAAAAAGTTATAGCCAATACACAGGTGCTGTTGCTACACTTGGTAATGTGTATGAAATTGCATTTTCAAATCGTGGTGATAAATTATATTTCTTAGAAACTGACACTGATGTTATTCTTAGCGTGAATCTAAGTACTCCATGGGATCCAAGTACAGGAACCATCGCGATTGAAGCAGTAAAACACGCAAGCCAATCATCTGTATCTTATGGATTTGCGCTTTCACGTGATTCAGATAAGATCTTTCTACTTTCCGCTGCAGATAACAACGCAATATTTGAATATGAAATAGTAGGTGTTGAAGATACGATAATTGCAGCACCAACTTTTGCTGGGCTTACTGCTAGCCAAGGATCAGGAACAAAAAATGGTTTGTTTTTCAAGCCTGACGGGTCAAGAGTATGGTACAATATCGGAGCTACAACCTACCAGGCAGATTTAACAACACCATGGGATATTCAAACAATACAAACTCCGTCGTATTCTGTAAATTACATATCAGGATATACTTACTCTGTAATGGGAATATTTTTTAGCTCAGATGGATATAAATTTTACACCGTCGCGCAAAATTCTTCAACATCTGGATTTATAGCAGAAGTACCACTAGCAGAACCTTGGGATTTATCTACAGCAATTGTTGCTAATAGAGTTACAGTTAGTACTGGCGCAGCGACATACGTATTCGGTTTGCATATAGATCAAAGTGGCACTAAACTTTTTGTTTCAGGAAATTGGTCCGCAGTTGATCGAGTGCATTCATACACCATGGAACCTTGGGATTTATCTACATTGGTTTATGTTGGTTATGGGGTAGTAGTTGCAAACGCATATTCAATAGGATTTAACGCAGCTGGAACAGAACTATATACTTGCAGCTATGCGACTTCTAGTTCGGCTATAAGAAAATATACTCTTTCTACACCATGGGATACAAGGGTTCTTACACTTACGGCAACATATACAAATGCATATGCGTACCAGTCATATGTGCAATCCGTGTATTTTAAACCCGATCTTTCTGAAGTTTACTTCGGTTTGACTGCCAGCTTAAGTGGCATGATAGTTAAAAATATATTTTACGAAGATCAATATACTATTCAATGGCCAGACAATGTGAATTGGGAAAATGGCACTGCACCAGAAGCTCCAAAACTTGATCGTTCGTCAGTAATTGACTTCTATACTACAGATGGCGGAACCACATATAGCGGAATTGAGAGAGTATCTTCCGCTTACAATCCAAACAATTTTTAAGGAGTAATTATAAATGTTCGTAAAGACAGATAAGGCAAATCAAATAATACAATATCCATACACGTTGGATATGTTTCGCGCAGAGAAAACAAACACATCTCTTCCGCAAGCTCTTTCAAATAGATTTCTTGCAAAGTACAATGTTTATCCAGTATATGATGCTGCTAAACCAGATTATGATACTATAAATCAGTATGTAGTAAAAGTAGATCAACCGCATTTTGATGATACTTGGAAAATTGGCTGGGAAATAAAAGACAAGTCTGCAGAACAGATAGCACAAGAATTAGAAAATTACAGAATAGAATTCAGCAAAAAAATTGATGCTGCGAGAAATAATGCTATTTATCAAACTCTCGAAGTAGCAGTAAATGAAACAACAAATATTCCAGTAGACATAAGAGAAGATAAACCTGACATTCAAAACATAGCTGGTTTAACTCAAACAGCTACTCTCAGTATTATAAATAATGATAATACCAAAATAGATTTTAGAGGTGCAGACAATATTACATATAGTCTTACTCCAAGTGAAATTGTTATTTTGGGTAAGGCAGTTTCCCAAAAATATTCTAATATGTATGCACAATCTTGGGTATTTAAAGATGCTCTCCAAAGCGCTGTAAGTATAGAAGAAATTAATGCCATAGAAATTGCTTTTAACTAATTTTGGCGTTAATTATATTATGATAAGGTGTATAAATGAAAATTGCAATCATAGACTTATTAGGTCTTACTTATGATGGAAATACTTTAAAAGAACGAGGATTAGGCGGCAGTGAATCTGCCGTCATTCTCATGTCCGCCGAGTTATCAAAACTTGGGCATACAATTACTGTCTATAATAACTGTATAGATTCAAAAGCAAAACCTGGCTTATATGACGGTGTGCAATATGTAGATCATTCAGATTTTTCTGATGATGAAACTATTCATACTCACGATATCGTAATTTCTTCTAGGACAGTAAAACCATTTCTTGCTAGTAATCAATATGCTAAAATGGTTTCGAGAGCAAGTAAAACTGTTCTTTGGATGCATGATACTTTTTGCGAAGGTGATCATTTACTAGAGCAGCTACTCACGCAGGGTCATATCGATGAAGTCTTTACACTATCAGATTTTCATTCTTGGTATGTAACTTCTTGCGATCATGGAAACAAACGAAATTTTGAAGTTCTCAAACACAAGTTTTTTCAGACGAGAAACGGTGCAGTACAGCATATCAAAGAAGTTGATTTGACCAAAAAAGATATAAATCATTTTGTTTTTAATGCAAGTGCAACAAAAGGCTTAATTCCATTAGTAACTCGTATATGGCCAGAAATTAAAAAACGAATTCCAGAAGCGCGCTTAACTTGTATCGGTGGATACTATCGTTTTCGTGAAGGCGCAGAGCCAGATGCGCAAGAAAAAATGGTTAATGATCTCATAGATTCTAAACCGGAAGGAGTAACTTTTACTGGTGTTATTCCACAGTATGAAATAGCAGAAATATTATCAAATGCATATATGATGTTATATCCGACAGCTTTTCCAGAAACATTCGGTATTTCATCACTGGAATCTCTTCTTTACAAAACGCCGATAGTTACTAATACATTTGGAGCTTTAGAAGAAACCGCGATTGAGCAAGCATGTTATAAAATTCCTTATTCATCAACTAATAACGCATTGTTTAGAAATATAGATGAAAATGCTCAAGCTATAAAATTTGTTAATGCAGTTTTAGAAGCACATAAAAATACTTATTTGCACTATCAAAAACAAAACTACTGCGGTGTTGTGAAGGATATTGCTGGCTGGGATACAGTTGCTTTACAATGGGATCAGCATTTTCATACAATGACTGAAAAGCCATACCCAGTAGAAAAATATAGATCCGTTTCTAGAATAAACGACAAAGTTTCTCGAATTTATGGAAGAAGATTTAATAATATAGAAGATCGTAAGCTATACAAATCATATGGCGAGCAGCGTAGAATTGTGGTTATAAGCCCATTTAGAAATGCTGATGCTTATATTCAAAACCACGTTAGATCTATAGCTCAACAAGATTACGACAATTATTTGCATATATTAATTGACGATAAGTCTGATAATAGAATAAATTTCAATGAAATGTTTTCAGACCTTTCTGATGATATAAAATCTAAAATTATAGTACGCCAAAATGATATAAGAAAAGGTGCCGTTCAAAATCAATTGAATGCCATAAATGATTTTGTTAAAGAAGATGATATAGTAATGCTTTTAGATGGCGATGATTGGTTAATAAATAACAATACAATCTTCCATTATTATAACGATCTTTATGATCAAGGTCACGACTTTACATATGGTTCAATGTGGAGTCTTGCTGACAATATACCTCTAATCGCACAAGATTGGAAAGATGGTAATTCTTATCCGTGGAAAATACCATATACTCATCTTAGAACAATGACTGGATCTATTGCAAAAAGAGTATTAAAAGAAAACTACATAGTGGATGGTGAATGGATGATGTCTGGCGCAGATAATCCACTATTCAGAGAAACTATTTCTTATGCTAATAATCCTATTGCAGTAAAAGAGATAATGGTAATTTACAATGATGTTAATCCATTAAATGACTATAAAATAAATGGTGAAGAGCAAAATAGAAACGCTGTTATAAAACCAAAAACAGTAGCTTCTTCTGCTATTAAAAAGGATGAAAATGTGAAGAAAATATTATGCGCGATTCCAACAAACAAATACATTGAGCCTGAAACATTCAAATCAATCTATGACTTAGAAATTCCTGATGGATACAAATTAGATTTTCAATATTTTTATGGATATTCCATCTCACAGATTCGAAATTTAATTGCCGAATGGTCTAAAAGATACGATTATCTTTTCTCAGTAGATTCTGATATAGTTGTACCAAAAGATGCTCTCAAGAAAATGATAGTGGCAGATAAAGATGTTGTTACCGGAATGTATATTCAAAGGATACCAGATACTCATACATTAGAACTTTATATGGTAAACCAAAATGGCGGAATAAGTAATATACCTTATGAATTGATATCAGAACATAATGGTTTAGTAGAGGTTGCTGGCTGTGGCTTTGGATGCGTACTAATCAAAGGTGAAGTATTTAGAACAATGGAATATCCGCACTTTTATTACAAATCTGCGCTTGACCACAAAGATACAATATCTGAAGATATTTACTTCTGCAAAAAAGCTAGAGATTTAAATTTCAAAATTTGGGTAGATACTACAATAGTTTGTGATCACAAAGGTTCTACTTTTTTCAAAGTAAATCAAAAAGTAATTGAGAAGCCTACTGAACAACCTGCCGCGCTTGAGACACAAAAGAAAGATGCTGGGGTTACAGTGATGCAAGGTAATTATAGAAATAAGAAGGTTTTTAAATAATGAGCAACACATATGATAGAAATTACGCAATGCAAGAATTTAAAGAGCATGGAGAAATTTGGATACAAGAAAGATTTGCAGGTAAGTTTAATACTATATTTGATGTAGGATCGAACATTGGTGAATGGACTAATATGACTCGTAAATATCAACCAAACGCAGATATTCATATGTTTGAAATTGTTCCTAATACATATCACAAGATGATAAATAATATTGAAATAGATAACAAAATGTATCCAAATAGTTTTGGTCTTTTAGATAAAGCTGGTACTGTGCCTCTTAAATTCAAAACAACATATGACGCTATGAGCACTACCGTAACGGATCTACGTTTAGATGATAGCGTAATCATCAATGGATTAGCTTTTACTGGTGACGAATATGTCGATAGTAGAGGTATAGAACGTATTGATTATCTTAAAATAGATACTGAAGGTGCTGAAGGCAAGGTATTCAAGGGATTCGAAAATACGCTAAAAGAAGGCAAAGTTGGAGTAATGCAATTCGAATATAGCTTCGTATGCGTACTTACTAAGTGGATGCTTATAGATAGTTACAAGTTTCTTGAGCCGTTAGGATTCAAATTGGGCAGACTAAAAACAGATCATATAGAATTTCATGACTATACTCTTTTAGATGAAAACTTTATTGGGCCAGACTATATAGCGGTTCATGAATCTTCATGGAGTGATTTTGGATTATGAAAGGAAAATGTTTTTATAACCAAACAGAAAAGAAATTGTGGGTAGAAATACCAAAAAACGCTTCAAAAACAGTATCACACCATCTACATCGCTCTAGTTTATGGAAAAATGGAAATTATATTCATGATAATCTATTTGATTATAAATGTTATGCAATAATAAGAGATCCTATTCAACGCTGGAAGGGATCAACAATAGAATTAGCATCTCATCACATGCTGCACAATAAGAATAACTACGCTCTATTGCCACAATGGTTTAAAACTAGAAATTTAAAGAATTTTACCTTTATAAATGATATACACCATAGAAAAATGGAGTATTTCACGGAAGGTCTACAAAATGTTACTTGGATTGCGATGGATGAAAATTTTGAACAATCAATAAAATATCATTTGGGAATAAAAGAAGATCTTGTGAAACTAAATTCTACATTAGAAAATGAAGTTAAAAGTCATATTGTTCCTTATGTAGAAGAAATTTTATCAGATTCAGATTTTGTAAACAAACTAAAGAATTATTACGAATCAGATTATAGGATTCTTGATAGTATTAGTTAAAACATACTGTTTTATTTTATGAATGATAATTCAATTATAACATATGTAGAGAATTTGTCAACTACTTTGTTTGAAATGTAGTATTATAAATAGATCTAAAAGAGGTACGTGTAATGGCTTTACCATCATCAAGACAAGAATTCAAAGAATATGTGCTGCGAAAAATCGGTGCGCCTGTTATTCAGATAAATGCATCTGATGAACAAATTGAAGATCGCATTGACGAAGCAATAAGCTTTTGGAGAGATTACCACTATGCAGGTTCTCAGTTAGTATATCTTAAGCACGCACTTACACAAGAAGATATAGATAACGGATATGTAGAAGTACCGCCTCAGCTTCTCGGCGTCGTAAGAATATTTGATCTCAGTTCTTCACTTTCTACTGGTTCCGGCATGTTTAATGTAACATATCAGTTCGTTTTAAATAACATAAACGATATCATGGGCTATAACGTCCAAAATTATTATATGTCAATGCAGCATATTCAATTCCTTCAAGAGGTTCTTGTGGGAAGACCACTCGTGCGCTTCAATAGAAACATTAATCGTTTATACATAGATGTCACTAAGGATCTTTTAGTTCCCGGCGAGTACATTATTATTGAAGCTTACGATATTATAGATGGTGAAACTTATACTGATGTTTGGAACGATCGTTGGTTACAAAATTACGCATCTGCGCTTATCAGAGAGCAATGGGGATTAAACTTGACTAAATTCACTAATATGCAACTTGTAGGCGGTGTACAATTTAACGGTGAACAAATTCTTTCTGAAGCAAAAGCTGATAGAAAAGAGATGGAAGAAAGTGCTATTAGTTCGCTTCAACCACTTACTTACAACTTTATTGGATAATTTATGGCAACTAACAATTTCTTTCAAAATTACGATTATTTTAATGAGCAGCAACTTATTGATGATCTCGTTATAGAGTCTATTCAAATATATGGACTCGATATGTTTTATGTTACTAGGACATTGGGCGCAACTGATAATATACTTAACGAAGATGATCTATCAGTGTTTAATTCGGCGTTTCCTATGGAAATGTATGTAAAAAGTATCGACGGTTTTCAAGGTGAAGGTGATTTCTTATCTAAATTTGGTTTGCAAATTCGTGATCAGGCAACTTTTACTGTAGCTTATAGAACTTTTGAAAGATTTGTAACTAAAATAAATCCAGAACTTATTAGACCAAAAGAAGGTGATCTCGTTTATCTTCCACTCAATAACAAATTTTTTAAGATAACTTTTGTTGAACACGAGTCTGTATTTTATCAATCTGGCACATTACAAGTATTTGATCTTAAATGTGAATTATTCGAGTACTCCAATGAAAGATTTGAAACTGGAAGAAGTGAAATTGATACCTATTATGATAATATAAAAACAGACGGAGTAAGCAATCTACAAGATCTTTCTTCTTTTGATCCTATTGCTAAAAATGAATTCTTTGAAAATGAAGTCGATGATGTTGTTGATTTTTCTGAGATAGATCCATTTAGCGAAATTATAACATATCCAACAGACACATAAATGGAATTTTAAATATGGCTTTCGTAAATCACTTCTATAATGCGACGACAAGAAAATACATAACTCTCTTTGGTACTTTGTTTAACAAAATAGTAATTACCAGAGATGATCTTGAAGGTGTAGAAACACAAAAGATAATAGTTCCTATTGCTTATGGGCCTTGGCAGAAGTTTTTATCTAGAATTACTCAAGATCCTAACTTAAATCAGCAATCTGCTATCACGCTTCCGAGAATGTCTTTTGAAATTACAAATATGACATACGATGGTCAGCGTAAAATAGCTTCAAACCAAAAGATTAGAAAATCTGCAAAAGCAGAAGTTGATGATAGCAGAAGTTTTGAATGGTCTGCAACGCCATATAATATCGACTTTACTCTTTCAATTATGACAAAATACTCAGAAGATGCTGTAAAAATTGTAGAGCAAATTCTACCGTTTTTCAAACCAGAATGGACTTCGACTGTAAAACTCGTAAGTGATTTAGAGCCTATTGACATTCCTTTGATACTTAACGGAATTACAAATGAAGAGCTTTATGAGGGAAATTATGAAGAAAGAAGGACGGTTCTTTGGACTCTCAATTTTACTATGAAGTGCTGGTATTTCGGGCCTGAAAGAGAAAAGAAAGTTATAAAGTTTACTGACACAGATCTTTGGACGAGTACTGATAGTTCTAAAGATCCAGAAGAAGGTGTAAATGTGTATCCTGGAATGACAGCCAATGGAACACCAACTACAGATTCAGAACTCACTATAAGTTATTTGGATATTGAATTTGATGACGATTGGGCAGTTATAAGAGAAATAACGGATGATCCAGAAGGATAAATTATGAGTGATGATAAAATAGCCGAAGTTCTCGGACTTAGACCTCTAGAAGAAATAAGAAAAGAAAATTCTTTAGAAGTACTCGAAGCAGAAGAAGTTATGCATGAAATAACTCCTATCAATCCTGATGAAGATGAAACTATAAAAGATATTGAGCAAGCGAGAG